GGGCACTGTTGAAGCGCGCATTCCTTGACCCGAACGGGCTTTCCGGTTTCATCAATCAGCTCATGGAAGCGCCGTCCACCTCTGACCAGTGGGATGAGTTCCTACTCACCGCCTCACTCTTCAAGGAGTACGAGAGCAATGGTGGTTTCTACCATGTGAACGTGCCAGATGTGGCGTCGCTGTCGTCCACGGGTGACGATGCGAAGATGGCGCTTCGGAAGATGCGTGCCATGGCCGGAAACCTCCGGTTCCTTTCGACGCAGTACAACGCGGCGAAGATGCCGGTTTCCGCGAAGCCGGAAGACCTGCTGCTGTTCGTGACGCCTGAGTTCAACGCCGGTATCGACGTTGAAGCTCTCGCGGGTGCGTTCAACATTGACCGTGCGCAGATGTACGGCAAGATCGTTGAGCTGCCACAGTCCGCGTTCGGCATGGACGGGTGCCAGGCGATCATGACCACGGACGATTTCTTTGTGATCGCGGACACGCTGTTTGAGTCCACGTCGCAGTGGAACCCGGCAAACCTTCACAACAACTATTTCCTTCACCACCACGAGGTCATTTCAGCAAGCCGTTTCGTGCCTGCTGTCATGTTCACCACGGGTGCCGATGATGAGGCGATTACGGTGAGTGACAAGGTGACAGGCATTAGCGCTGTGACCATCGAAGCTATCGACGGCACCGTCCCGACGAGTGTTGCCACCGATGGTGCAATCGCTCTGCTGGCGACCGCGACTAACGAGGGAGGCACCACAGCTGTTCAGTGGTCCGTCACCGGTTCGACCAACCCGCGAACGTTCATCTCCCAGGCTGGTGTCCTGCATGTCGCGGCCGACGAGACCGCAACCGTGCTGCACGTCACGGCCACGAGCGCGGCTGTTGACCCGAGCAACCCGCGCCTCGACCCGTTCACCGCTGAGCTTGATGTGACGGTGACGGGTGGCCCGGTGGGTGGTTGGCCGGAGCAGGGTGGCGGTCTGGCTGGGCTGTCCATTGCGGGTGAGCCGGTGGCGGGTGTCGCGCCGGGCACGACCACCTATAATGTCAACCTCCCGAACGGTACGTCGCTGGCTAAGTCTGGCATCGTCGCCAACACGATTGGGTCTGCCAATGCTGATGTGACTGTCACGAAGGTTGATGCCACTCACTCGACCATCGTTGTTGCTGTCGACAACGGTGTCGGTGCGGCAGTGGACTACACGTTCAATGTCACTCTTGTGTAACCAGGGTTTGCGGGTCGGTTGACGTTTCCTCCCCGCAGATGACACCGCCCCCACCATTTCTGGTGGGGGTGGTGTTATTGTGTCCCCAAGAGCTTTAACCCACGAGAGGAAAACGTCATGCCCACCAATTCGCAGATTCTCACCAGTAACGGTTTTCAAAATATTGGCGACCTCATTTCAACCGCGCAAAAGATTGGTTTGCCGTTGTGGGTGGCTGTTGCTTTTGTGGAAGCGGAGTCGAAGGGTGCGAACGTTTACGGGCACGACGCGGGAGGCACATTCTCCGGTGCTGGCGTGGTGACCAGTGTGAACTATGGTCAGTTTTACAGTTTGGTGATTAACCAGCATCGCGCATCGAACGGTGTTGGGCCGATGCAGATTACATGGCCCGGCTTTCTTACCGACGCGGCAAACAAGGGTCTACGGTTGTGGGTGCCTGCTGACAACTTCCTGTATGGTTTCAAGCTCATTGCCGGGTACCTTGCAGGAAATTATGGCGTGGCAAGTATTGCGGCTGCTGGGACGAGGTACAACGGTGACAGTTTGTATGGTCAGCGTGTCGCGCAACGGGCGATGTACTGGCACGGTGTGTTGGTGTCTGAGGTTGCGCCATCTGACATGGTGTTGCGTGTGGGGTCGTCGGGTGATGCGGTGAGGTCGCTACAGGCTGGGTTGAATCATGTGTTTCCTGCCTACTCACATCTCACGGTGGACGGTAGTTTCGGCACTGCGACGGAGAATGTCGTTCTTGATTTTCAGGGTCGGTCGAACCTTGTGAAAGATGGTGTGGTTGGTCCTGCTACTCGTGCGCGTCTTAACGCAATGGGTGTGAAGTTCTAATGAGCACTTATCCCACTGACGAGATTGGTCATTTGCCGAGTATTGCCAGTTTCGGCTCAACGTTCTCATATGCAGCGTGGACGCCTGGCACCACGGTCACACTGTGTAACGTGCCATGGAACAATGACTATCGCGACATTGTGCATTACGCCAGTAAAACCGACCTGAACACGTACCTTGACAACAACGCTGGTCCAAAAATCAGCATCGACAAGATGACACAGTGCCGTGTTGGCATGCCGATCCGGTTGAACATTCCCTTTGGTCAGGTGTTCACGTTCAACTATCTCCGCGTGATCAACAACCCGCAGCCGGTGACCGGGCACGGTGACGGGTACGGCATCAGCGAAGCGACAGCGCAGACGTTGTACTACTTTGTCACTGACGTGAAATACCTTGCGCCGAACACGACCGAGATTTACGTCCAACTGGACGTGTGGCAAACGTTCTGCCACGAAATCACGTTCGGCAACTGCTACATTGAACGCGGACACATCGGCATTGCCAATGAAAACGCTTTTCAGAACAACGGGCGCGACTACCTCACCATTCCCGAGGGTTTCGATATCGGTAATGAGTATGTTGTGCAGAAAACGTATGACTACACGTTTGTGGACAACCGTGACCCTTCCACGGCCAACGCCATTATGGTCATGTCCACCACAAGCCTTTTCGGACCATATGGGACCGTGACAGCCCCCGTTCTGACGATGGCGCAAGGTTCCGCCTACGGCAACGTGCCCAACGGGTGTGACCTTTACCTGTTCGCCTCAATGGCCGATTTTCAGGCGTTTATGAAGTTCATGGCCGATAAGCCTTGGGTTACGCAGGGCATTGTTTCGGTGACCGCTGTGAGCTACGGCGCAACCGTCAACGCCAATGTAGTTACTGAGTCGCTGTCATGGACGACAGGTTCACCACCTTTTCTACGGCTGATAAGTGGGCCTAGCGGTCAGGTGAACAATGTCATCGTGTCGGCGTTGGACCCTAACGAGAACCTGCGTGACCGGGTTTGGCTGGCGCAAAACTGGCGTGATGGTCTGCTAACGGGCCGTTACGCGAACCTGAAAAAGTTTCTCACCTACCCATACACTGCTGTTGAGCTGACAACCTATTCAGCAACGCCGCTGGTGTTGAAGCCTGAGTGCATGGTGGGTAACGACATTGTGGTGTTGCAAAAAGCGTTCATGGGTCAACCTAACCCGCGCATTGTGTTCATTCCCTACAAGTACAACGCGCTACCCGGTTTCGTGGACGTTGCCGCCGCCGACGGTTCAATCATGAACGATGGTGGCGAAATGTTCGACATGATGACTGGCATTTTCGAGCTGCCCACATTCTCGGTGGTGAACAACGGGTATTTGTCGTACATGGCGGCGAACAAAAACTCTATCGCGTTTCAACACAGCTCGGCGGACTGGTCACAGCAGCGCGCGCTACGCGGTGCTGAAACCGCGCTAGGGAACACCGCCCGGAGCATCGACCTGGGCGTGGACCTTGCAGGCTCCGCGTCGCAGACCATCACGGACAGCGCGAACCTGGCGCGTACTGTGGCGGGCCAGCGTGCCCTGCTGGGTGGCGCGAACGCTGTCGCTGGTGGTGCCATGCGTGGCGCTGCTGGTGGTGGTCCTGCTGGCGTTGCTGCTGGTGCTGGGCTGGGCATCCTCAATCAGGCGGCAGACCTTGCCATTGCTCAGAACCAAATTGAGCAGTCTGCGGCTATTGCATCGGGTCAGGTGAACCGCAACGCGATGCTACAGAAAAACACGGGTGTTCAGAACATGGACACTAACTTTGCGTATGCACAGTTTTCCGCGCAAGGTGACTATTCCAACGCTATTGCTGGTATTAACGCGAAAGTGCAAGACGCGCGTTTGATTCAGCCTACGACAGCGGGTCAGCTCGGCGGTGACGTGTTTAACCTTGCCATGTTGAAATGGGGGTTGTTCGCCAAAGTCAAGATGTTGCAATACGCGGTGAACGTGGGAATTGGTGAGTTCTGGCTTAGGTATGGTTACGCGATCAACCGTTTTGGGCGTATGCCGTCAGATTTTCAGGTCATGGAAAAGTTCACCTATTGGAAACTCCGCGAAACCTATATCACGTCCAGCTCTTGTCCTGAGACGTATCGGCAGACCATACGCGGCATCTTTGAGAAGGGTGTTACGGTGTGGGCCAGCGCTTCCGATATCGGTAATATCGACATTGCGGACAACGCACCCAAGACAGGAATCACACTGTGAGTAAGCGCAAGCGCGATTTTGTGGAAGAATACCTGTATGGCGCTTTTCGTGGGAATGCGCCGCGTGACCGCAAAGCGCTATACGAAACCATGTACATGCGTGTGCTCACAGAGTTTGCCACCAACCGCTTTAAGTGGACGGGTCTACCCGAAGAAATAGACCGACGGTTCTTGGAGCTGGAGTTGTTCCGGCACGCTCTCGCGGTGTTCTTTTACGAGGACAAAAACTTTAACCGGTTCTTTGCGTTGCGTGGGTCGGGTGCTGGTGGGTGGAACATGTACGACAATCCTACCCGTTTCACGGTGAGCGGTAACAACATGGCAGGTAAGCTCCCGCCACACATCGCGGGTAAGGATTGTGTGCCGATTTGGGCTAACACGATGCGTGTGCCCGATTGGGATTTGGTGTTGTTGCAGGCGTCGAAGCTTGCAGAGATTGAGCGCACCATTGAAATTAACTTGCAGGCGATGCGTAAGCCGTTCCTTTTTGCGGTGAGCGATAACGAGCGTTTAACGTTTGAGAACATGTGGGCACAGGTTCAAGATGGTCAACCTGCGATTTTTGGAACCGACGTTTTCCAAGGCAATAGTATCGAAGACAAGGTTAAGCTTTTTGACCTGAAAATTGACAAAGACCTGGTGATTAACCTACAGCTTGCCAAAGCGAAAATCTGGAATGAAACCATGACATTCCTGGGGATTAACAACTCAAACCAGGACAAGCGTGAGCGGTTGGTGGCCGATGAGGTTGGGGCGAATGACGCGCAAGTCTCAGCCGCGCGCAACTCTGCTATGGGTGCGCGTAAGTACGCGGTTGAACAGATCAACCGCAAGTATGGTCTGAGTGTTGAGGTCGAGTGGAATGAGGATGAGCTAGTCATGTCGTCCAGTGATGGGCCGATGGATGCGCCCAACCCTGGCGGGTCAACCGCCGATCTTATGTCTGGACGGAGTAAAAACTAATGCCCACGTTTACGATTCGGTTGTGTGACCTTATCGACACAGGTTTCGATATCGGCATGAAACCGGCTGATTATCCGATCTTTGACGAGGCTTACCGTGCCGTGCTCAACCAGCGCATCACCGACCATTATGCGCTGTATGAGATTGGGCACGAGACACCGGGAATGTTTCGGTTCGCGTTGAACCGTCGGTTGCGCGAAATTATGAAGTACTACAACCAACTGTATCTGTCTGAGAAGATCGTATTCGACCCACTGTCGACAATGGATTACACGGACGACACCACATCAACCAACGCGGTCAACAGTTCGCAGAACGCCACCAACCACAACACCAACGACACATCATCGCGTGCCAGGGTTGTCAACTCCGAGCTGCCACAGGTTCACCTGTCGCCGGATGAGGACTATGCCAGCTCGGGAGCGGACACCGCGTCTGACACCACCGCGACCGGGGATGGCACGTCAACGACCACCGGCACGGACACTGCGAATGGTACGGTGAACCATGTGACAACAGGTCGTCAAGGGCCTGCCGCGTCATTGCTTATGAACTACCGAGCAAGCCTACTGAATATCGACCTTATGGTTATCAAAGACTGTGGCGATTTGTTCATGGGTGTTTGGAACACGAGCGACAGTTACTCACATCACGAAAGCTGGGTTTACTAAATGTCATTGCCACTTCTTCCGAATATTGCGCCATTCCGGTCAACTAACTTTGTGGTGCCGTTCACCTACCGTGACAATGACACGTATCTAACCATCCTTCACAGCTTGCGCGAAAATCTCGACGCAACCATCGACTACGTTAATGGCATTGCTGCCGATGATACTGCCGCTGTCAACGCCGCACTGACCGAGCTCACCACGAATATTAACGCTTTGGTGGCAACACAGAACGCCGCCATTGAAACGGCAATCACCAACGCCGACACTGCGAACACCAACGCGAACAACTCCAATACAACACTGACCAACCAAGTTAACGCGTTGACCGCAACGGTTAACGCACAAATTGCCACACTCAACGGTCTCATTGCGGACCTACCCGGCCACGGCACACCGCTACCCGCCTGGGTGAGCACTGTTCATCCGTTCGACCGCACGAACGGCGTATACAACTTCGGGTCTGGCACACTGCCACGTTTCCGCACTGCTAAGGCAGGGCTCATTGCTGGCACCACACCACTGCACATTGCCGTTATTGGTGACTCCACAGCCGCGCGAGCATCAGACAGTGACCCGGCCAATCGTGTGTCATGGCCGTCCGTGATGGGTCGCCAGCTTGCCGCCGCTATCGGGTCAACCGTCACAGGAACCGGCATCATCCCACTATGGAACACGGTCGACGAGGCTGTCGTAGAACCTCGCGTCACCCGTGTTGTGGGAGCTGGTGGTGGCGCCATACAGGATACCGCAGGACTCGGATACTACGGCCAGTCTGTCGTGTCTGTTTTCTCACCTGCCGATGGTTCAACCTATCTACAGTTCGCGCCCGGCATCTACTGCGACGAGTTCATTGTCTACACGCTGTCCACGGGCAATAGGTCGCTGTTCGACATTACCGACGGTGTGACCACGCATAGTTTTGAGATGGCCGCGTTCCCTGGTGAAGTGTGGACCCCTGCCGCTGGTGTGACCGCCATACAGCCCGAGCCGGGATATGTGCGAAGTAACGACGTGCCCACGAACGGCGGTCAGATGGTGGCACGGTTGACGGTGCCACGTCAGAACAATTGGGAACTACGCATCAAGTCGCCCCAACCCGGTTCAGTGTCCGTTGCGGCTGTCGAAGCTTCCGATAACGAGTCGGGTGGTGTGCGCGTGTCCAACCTCGCGCAAGCTGGTGTGTCGTTGAGCGCACTGGTGCCCAACTCAAACGATGTCAACGGTTTTGTTGGTCTCCCGTTGGCCGTGGACGCTGCCAAAGCAAAACTGTACATTGTGAGTATTGGCATCAACGATTTCCAGTCACATTCATCTGCTGCCACGTATAAGACGCAGCTTGAAACGTTGGTGGACCGGATTAGGACCAACGCGGCAACGGGCACATACGGTTTCGGTCAGGGTGTCGCCGCTGACTGCCTACTCATGATCACACCACAACCCAACTACGCAATGATCCCCGCCGATGGTGTGGAAGTTCCGCCGCTGTCCGATTTCTGGACCGCACTTTACCAAGTGGCCGATGAGAAAAACCTAGGTGTGGTGGATAATGCGTTCAGGTGGGTTGACTACGCCAGTAGTTCGGATTTGTTCCGTGACAACATTCACCCGAGCTTTGTTGGCGCTGCTGACATTGGCAACCATGTTGCCCACCTACTAGCCGTCGTGTGACCCGTGCCAGATATCAAACGGTTGACGTTCGCCGGTAGCGTCGCCCACGTCTACCGGGACGACGGGTCCGTTGTGAAACTCATTCCTTCGGTGACCAATCAGTGGGTGCCGGATGGTGGCAACGCTTACCCGTTGCCACCACCCGCGCCCGCTGGTGCCACCATCAGCATTACAGCGGCCATGGTTGAAGCTGCCGTCAACAGCGCTGGTGGCAGTCTGTCGGCTATGGTGGACACGTCCGCGAACATTGCCGCCGCATTCAACAACGCCGTATCCAAGTCATACCCAAACGTGCTGTCCAGCAAAAACCGTGTCGCGTGTCTTATCGGTGAATGTGCGCAAGAATCGGCATGGTTTCAGACGACCACCGAATATGGTGCCGGTTCTAACTCCTACTCACCGTATGATGGTCGCGGTTTCATACAGCTCACCAACAAAGCCAACTATGCCGCGTTCGGTGTGTGGCTTAAGTCGTTGGGTTTGCTGACTGACTCAAACTATTTCGTGGACAACCCGACAGCGTTGTCAGCTTTGGAATGGGCGCCATACACGGCCATTTACTACTTCACCCAAAACTCCTGGGGCGGGTCCGACCTGTTCCAGCTCTGCGACACCGCAAGCTCACCGTGGGCGAACATCAGCCGCGCCATCAACGAGGGCAACCCTGCCGCCACCGCCCCGGCTTATGGTGAGGCTGCCCGCACGGCTGCAATTGACGCTGTCATGGGTGTCACACCCGACCCCACAACTCCGACGCCCGCTACGGGGCTACAGGATGCCGTAGCGGCGTGGATGACGGGGCACGTTGGCGCGTTCCGATACTCGCAAGCCTCCCCGCAACGTCTTGACCCTGTGACCTACGGGCAGACCGACTGTTCAGGGCTGACCTACTACGTCTATAAGACCGTTGCCAATACGCACATTGGCACATGGACGGGCACTCACGACGACGGCCAGCAACAATATGGGACGATCATCCAAGACGGTGTGTCCGGTCAGTCACCTGACGAGGCGAACATGGTTAAAGGTGATCTGGTGTTCTATAACTGGTCTGGCCCGAATGTTGATTTTGATCATGTGGACATGTATGTGGGCTCAAATCAAGTGTGTGGGCACGGTGGCCCTGGTATGGGTCCGAACACGAAAACCATGAGCTCCCGGTGTGCTGCCGCGTACTCGTGGCGTGTGCGACGGTACATTTAAGCCATGCCATCTAGTTACTACGACTTTGGGCCGGTGCTCTCACGCAACGGTGTCTATAACTTCATCCTTGGTGCGCGTGGCCTGGGTAAAACCTATGGTGCGAAGCGTAAAGCGATACGCGACTACCTCAACAAAGGTGACCAATTCATCTACCTACGCCGCTATAACACTGAGCTAAAGTCTGTTAAGACCACGTTCATTGCCGACATTGCTCACGAGTTCCCACAGCTCACATTCCGTTTGCAAGGTGAAGAGTTACAAGCGCGACCCACTGGAAGTGAAAAACCGTGGGACACCATGTGTTATTTCGTAGCGTTGTCGAAAACGCAACAGAAAAAGTCCGTGTCTTACCCGCGCGTGAAAACCATCATTTACGACGAGTTCATTATCGACCGTGGCGTCATTCACTACATGGCAAACGAGGTCAAAGCGTTTAACGATTTCTATTCAACCGTTGACCGTTACAAGGACAAAACTCGCGTGCTGTTCCTCGCCAACAGCGTGTCTATTATGAACCCCTATTTTATCGAATGGGACATAGCGCCAAAACGTGACGACGAATGGTTAACCAAGTTCAATGGATTCATGGTTGCGCACTTCCCACAAGCCGATGCGTTTGTCGGTGAAGTGTACGCCACTAAGTTTGGGCAGTTCATCCAAAACAGTGAATATGCTGACTATGCTGTCGGGTCGCAGTTCAGCGACAATACAGACGTGTTGGTCAAACCCAAATCGTCCGACACACGGCCACCATTGAAACCAAAAACGGCACATTCTCACTATGGATAGACCAACGTGCCGCTAACGCGCCAATCTTTTACGTGTCATCCAAAAGGCCGCGCTCAGAGTTCCTATGGACACTGCTACCCGAGCACATGAGCGAGAACAAAATTCTCATTGAGTACAACGACAAGACGCTGCAATACCTGCGAGCCGGGTACAGTCGAGCTAGGGTATTCTTCGACAGACCACAGACACGCAACGCCTTCATAGGCATCTACCGGCGCTAACAGGGAGCGACACACAATGAGCAACTACCGAGAATCAACGCAGATTAGTAGGCGCACCAACCTACCCGTATACACCCTGGCCGCTGCTGTTATCTTTGTCTGTCTTGCCATCATCGGGTTTATCTTCATTCCTGAAAAGAATGTGACAGCTCAAGAAACCCTAGTCGGGCTCATTGTCACCAACGTACCTGTTCTTATCGGGGCATCATTCGCAGAACGCAACGGGCGTGACATTCGCAACGGTGTTATGGAGCAAAAGGTGAAAGACGGCTCAATCAAAGCATTGAAAGAGACCGGAGTCACCGACGTCGTCGACGCATCAGGACGCGGCGCATCATCCGCCGCCGCCATACAAGCACTCACAGCATCCACGCTCGCACTATCCAAGATCATGGACAAAATGGAGATGAGCAAATGAAACAACACCTACGCACCATGTTCAGCGCACAAGCACGCAAAGCTGCCGTAGCCGCTATCGTCGGTGGTGCTGCCGCATTCGTTGCCGCAGACGGACATTACACACTCATTAGCATTGTCACCATCGTGAGTGCTGTCCTAGGCGCATGGCAAGCAACCTACTGGACCACCAACGCCGATACCCCTGCCGCTGTCGCCCCTGTGACACCTCTCGCGAGCGCCACACCCATCCACGACACCATGGCCGCCGAATACACAGCCACACCCGAGCCCACACCATGACCGACGAATCAAACATCGGTGTCTATCTCTGGATTGCTCTCATCCTTGAAATCAACGCTACATGGATCGGCATGGACCTATGGCTGCGTCATCACGGACACGAATACCTCACCGACGAGTTCCGCGAAGGAATCGCCAACCCCGTATGGGGTCCGGTGCTCCTGTTGCTCATTGTCAACACGGTTGCTGTGTTTGTCGGACACATGTGGTTTCGATGGTGGTAAAAGCGGTTGACACGATGGCACGACGTGTGCCACAATCACCACATGAACAAAAACATGAAGCGCACAGACGCCCGCAAGATTGCCCTCAACCCGGCACAGTGGAGCGACGGCATCCTCGTCGCCGCCTGGGTCGTACTCAACGAATACGTACGAGTCAGCGGAAGCGACAAGTGCGCGAAAGACGCCCGCACCATCCTCGCAGAGCTCGACACCCGTCGTGTTGCCATCCCCGCCCCCGAGTGACCCACACGCCACGCGAAACCCTCAACCTGTGGTTGAGGGTTTCGCTTTGTCCCCCGGTGTTGTCTCATACCACACCCACCCGCCCCAGTCAAGCGCCGGCCACCC